AGGAATCCTACATAGACCCTTTGAATTCTTTCAAAATCAGATTCTGTAGCTCCCAGATACCTCATGATCTGTCGTTTAAAAAAAGAAAAATCGAATATAATTTTCATATTAATCATCTCTGATACTGACAAATTAGTACCAAGACGATTGTTGATATAATTCACTTTATCTGGAAATATATCATAGTTTACCTCAAATGCATCATATGCTACTAGAGGCTGTCTAATATGATTAGCAGAGTAGGAATTGCTCCTACTCTGTTTCATCTCTTTATTATGGATATCAATAGCTTGTAATAATTCTTCATCTCTAATATTCAAGAGATCTAAAAAGGTTCTATTGACTAATCCACCTGCTTCACATTTAAAGCAATTAAACATATAAGGCTTATCTGGAGATAAGCCTATATACATGTGTTTCTTCCCAGCGGAAGATGTATGTCCACAATATGGACATCTTATCACTAATTCCTTTTTACCAGCAGCAAACTGGCTATTCGGAATTAGTGATTTAAGTTTGCTGCCTACATCCATATTATTTATCCTTTGAACCAAAGATGCTACCGAGTGCCCCTTTGATTTCTTTACTAGGAGATACTGCTTCTACCATACCAGTTGAAGCTGATACAAGTTCAGTTAAATCTCTAACTTTATCTTTATCAATGGCATGCTTAACTGTATGGTATAATGTATAAATTCCACCACCTATAGTTGCTGCTCCAACAACCCATTTAATAGCTATTTTAATTACATCAGCATCAGTTTCTGTTAATGCCATCATAATAACATCATCAATACCTTCTGGTAAGGCTTTTAATAAATCATTCATGTCAATATCCTCCGTTTAATACGTTGTACTATTATTTATCAAAAAGTACATCTAGTGTAATTTCTTCAATACGGTTACGTAGTCCTTCATCATCAGTTTGACTATATAACCATTGTAATGCAGGAACTAATCGTAAAGCATTACCATTAGCCATTGCTAATAGATCGTCTGCATCGGCATTTTTGAATCCAATAGCGAAGCCAATGGATTCATAATTCAAGGTATCATCTTTTGTAGAAATTACCATAGCCGGTATAACTGTAGATATAGGAGTTACTTCCACTACAGGTTCTTCTTTTTCTTTAGTACTATCTACGATGATATAATCATCTTTAGGAATCGTTACAACCTCTTCAGGTTCTTCATCACGAATAAATGGATTTAAACGATTGCCTTTTAGATCTTCCTTAGGAAGTTCATCTTTGACTTCTGCTTTATTTATACAGATATCATAGATTTCCTTTGGAGTTAATTGATCTTTGTATTGCTCATATGTCAATTCAAGATCTTCTCCTGTACGTTTAAATGTAGCTTTTACGTTTTCCATAATTTTAGTTGTAATCATCATATTATCCTTTCACCAATTCAAGATTGGAATTTAAAATATAACCAGAATCATTCTTTCTGGTCAACTGTGTTAATACTACCATAAGTGGTAAACTTCTAAGTTCTTTGAGAATCTTATACTCTCTAGTACCATATATAAATTTACCCTCTTCTTTATACTCTTCTAAATAGTCTTCGATATAATAGAATAGATTAAGATTATCATTAATTCTATTATAAAGATTTCTAGAAGCGTTTGGTTTTAATCCATATTTAACGAAGATTTCTCTTACCATTTCAGGATTAAAGTTTTCACTTCTTGAAGCCATCAATAGTTCATGAGTAAACTTTGCTGATTCCACAGCATTAACTTGTGGATCATGTAAGCTTCTATGAGAACTAATAATATTAGAATCAGCTGCAAACTTGTTATAGTATGCATCAGTATTATATCTTCTAATATTAGTCTTAGCTGCGTTTACAGTATAGTATTCGCATTCATATTCGATAGCTAAGTCTAATACTTTAGGAGACTGCCCCAGTTTAAATAGGTCATCAATCAATTCGCTGTTGAAATATCTGAAATAGATATTGTTTAGAATTGAATTATATGGACGAGTTATACACTTTTGAAGAACTGTTCTCAAATCTAGTTTTTCAATAGTGCTACCAAATCTACGTTCTGCTACATCTTTAGCAAATTCATAATCATCGTAGATTTTAGTACGCACGATTGGATTGATGTCCATCATACATTCTAGGACATCATCTCCAGTACCAATATCAATATTATTATCTCTAATAAATCTGATATTACGTAATACCACTTCTGGTATATGATTAAAACGATATTCTTTATTCATCAGTTTTCACAACTCCTAACTTCTTATCCCATTTTCTTCCAGGGATTCCACCTTTAATAGTTAACCACATAAAATATAAAAATGGTAGATATGTATAAATGCGACTAATCTTCCAGTTTTCACCTTTATAGGAAATAAAACCTTTCTTGATTATATTATTCAAATGACGTCTATAATTTCGATAAAAAGTTTTATTCTTCATAAAAGTCTTTACATATCGTAAAGATTTTGTTGAATAACGTACATTATATTTCTTACATAATTCAATAAAATCGTTGGATGGATCATCACTATCTAATAGGGTATTTATTAATAATACTGAAAAATCTACAGATGCTCTTAAAGTATCATTAGATAATACACTACCTGTACTTCTAGAAAGAATAATAGTATCATTAGACTTTTTATATCTATTAATATAGTCTTCGGCATTATATACTTTACCGCTTAGATATTTACACTTTCGGTCACGTCCTCCATATTTAAGCTGTATTTGTTGTTTAGACAATTTTACAGCATCTAATATATCTTCTATTAATTTGATATTAAAATATCTGAAAAAGATATTGCTAACGATATTTTTATATTTAAAATAAACTCCATCATCAGAATCCACTGATAAGATATCAGTGAGAGTTATCTTCTCAAATGACTTATTTAATACTGTCTCCATTCGAATTACTGAATTGGTGTCATCTCTGATAGTGTAAATGTAGTCGTTTATTGAATCATTTATTTGACTTTCTCGCACAATAATATTGTGCTTTCTACAGAATAAATAATTCTTTAAGTCTATAGGATTGACTCCTTCAATATATTGAGTTAGTTCCATAATAATTACGCCTCCTTAGCTGCATTACGACGACGATATTCAGAGCATTCTTCTCGAGTAATTTCAATCTCCTCACCAGGTTTCAATGCTAAGATTTCATCTGCTCGATCGAATACGATCTGCATGACATTCTTATCATTTACCAGTTTCCAATCTGGATCACCTAGTTTATATGATTTATTTTCACTCATCTCTCCTCCACCATTCCAGAACTCTTGCCCATACTCACGGGATGCAGATAAGATGTTTCCATCTAAATCGACCTCTGCATCAACAGAGTCATAATAGCAGACATCGTATTGGAAATATCCATCGTTATAGTTATAATTAGAATCGATTACATATCGATCTTCTAGCCGCTTGATGGTTGTATATGCTAGATTAATACAAAGTCCTGCTAAAGTTTTAATAAGATTAAGTTTTTCCATGATATTTGTCCTCCTTATCTTAAATTACATTATAACAATATATCATTTCACCTCTATAATATATATCTATAAAAAAGAATAGGCTGCAAGAAATATCCCCATAGGAGTTAATCTCCTATGGGGCTAATTACTATATCTTATTTATTGGATTTCTTACCATAAGTATTATCCCAATCGGATATTTTTTCATTGATTTCATCAAGTTTATCAGTTTTATATCCATATGTAAGATTAAATCTTAAATCATTAATGTCCTCAATATCCATATCCCAAGAAGCAATCATTTCAGATTTGAAGTCATAAAGATATTCTGCATCTACACTATTATATAATTCAGTATATGCTTCTATAAAATCTTTAATGAACTCTGTAGGAAGTTCCATATCTAAAGTACTTTCAATATCACCTATAATATAATCTACTTCCCAATAGATGTCTTGATTAGTAATTTCAATACCATTGATTTCGCCTTTAAATGCTTGAATAACTTTTGATTCCATTTTAGTTTCCTCCAAATAAAATAATACCACTAGGAGCTAAACCCCTAGTGGCTTTTCTGTATAATCTCTTGTATCCATATATTCTATGATATCATTATATGCTTCTTTAATATTAGCATCATATATATCTACATTGATATATCCTTCAGGCATAATACGCATTATATTATCAGTTTCATCTAATGCGTATTTAGCTTCTCCAGTATCTACTACATAGAAGTTATCTCTATTAACATAGAATTTATTTTGACTATAGTCAGAAGTAAATACAGTTTTCTCTTTTCTTAGCTTGGTACTAATAAGAGTATAGTATCCCCTTAGTATCATAGTAAATCTCCTTTTTACTTAAAACTTATTTACTCTTTTGTTTAAAGATAACTTATAGGTTAATGACCTTAATGTCTTTATTATAACCATATTCCTTATTAGCTTCTCTGAAAATGGCTAATATATTATCCATACGAAATTTATCTCTTCTAGCTAATCTATAAGTAGTTTCTAATGGATATTCTGGATCGTATTTATCAAATTCATTATATTCAATACTAACAAGTGTAATCTTATTTAGTTCTTTATCTATAACTATTCTACCATAGAATCTTACTTCATCTATATATGTACACTCTACGGTTATATTTGGCAAGAATTCTTCTATAACTACATTACCAAATATAAAATTATAGAATTCTTCTGGCATATCATTTAAGTTAATCATTATCTTCACCTTCAATAAGATCTAGATCTTTATTAATAATATAATTAGAATAGATGAATTCCAATACATCGTCTAAGTCTTCCTTTTCTGCCATAAGATTTATTATTGTACCAGATTCTAACTTAGTTACGTTAAAATAAATTTTCTTTAAAGTATCATCTTTGAATATAAGATTCATAGTATATCTATACCCATTCTTAAATACTCCACATATAAAACATACAGATTTAGTATTCATATTACCAGAGATAACAATTGGACCAAAGAGATATCTATAATATCTCTTAAAAATTGGTTCATAGAATCCTTTTGGGAAATCATTCTTCAATGTAATTTTCATTTTCAATCCTCCTGAAATAAATAAAATGGGTAAGGAAGCTTAGACTTCCTTACCCTAAAAGATTATCCATTATTGATTAAGCTTGCATATATCAAGAATTCCTCATTAAGTAATTCCTGTTGTGGGATGAATGCTTTACCAGTATTCTCCTTATTATCGAAATCAATAATTTGGAACTTAGAT